TAACGAGTCATGAAGCTCACAACTGGTTCGAATGTGTCTGGATCTAGAACAACACCTGAGCTCATTAGCGGGATGTATGGGCAGTAGAATGCCGCTGCATCTGATTCGCTTGAACCCTTGTAACCAACTAGTACACCAGTGCTATCAGCAGCATATGAATCAACATATACTTTCATAGCATTGTTCAATGTACCAACCATCTTAGTGTTAGTTGGTGCTTCGAATGTACCTTCTGTTGTACGTGCAAACGCTGAAGTTGTAGCAGATTGTAGGATTGTAAGCGCGAATGGCGATACAACAGCCCAGTTACCTGCACCACGACGTGTGCGTTGTGCAATCAAGTTAGCAACACGGTTGATCTGAACTGCCAATGCGGCATGCTCGTCACCAACGAATGTAGCTGTACCTGATACAGCAGCTTGGTTGTAAGTTTCGTAAGTACCTGCTAGGCTACGTAGGCTTGCTAGTACTTCCTGGTCGATCTCAGCAGTAATTTCTTGTGCTAGAGCAGCCATGATTTCAGCTTCAACATCAATACCGTGCATTGACTGAGCGTCCTGAGCTGATTCAAACGTCCAACGAGCACTCAACTTACGAGTTTTCGCTTCAACAGTTTGCTTCAAGATCTGGATGCTTAGTTTGTTACCAGCAGCACCTTCAAGTGCAGCAGTAGCATCAGCTTTTCCGTTTGAATTACCTGAATATGCTTCAGCAATTTTGAATGGGCTTAGAGCCTCTTCGCCTGCTGTAGCACCGTTTGCTGTTTGTGAGTAACGCACACGTAGTGTGTGAATTTGACCCACTGGGCCTGTCATAGGCTGAACACCAACAAGATCGTTTGCGATCACAGTTGGCATAACACGTCTGATGACGGGCAGGATAACTCTGTTAAGAGTTGCAACATTACCGGCAGAAGTAGCACCTGCTGTCGCAGATTCTGACAAATACTTACGAGTATTTTCAAGTGTGCTTTCCATCACAGCTTTTTTAGTGCCTGAAAGGCCTTCAACTAGTGCTGCTTTGGTGTCCTGCCAGCGTCCTTCTAATAGTTCTGACATTTTGGTATCTCCTTATTTATAATCCAGCTAGACGTTTAATATCGACAACATTGCTGTCTACGTCTGCCTTTGAACTAACGTTAGTTTCTTCTCGATTGCCTGTAATTTCTTTTGCCTCTGATAGGACTGCCTTCTTCTTAGCTGGAGTATTGCCGTCAATGACTGCAGGTAGGTATTTGTCAAACTGTGTTTGTAAACGTGAAGTTTGTACTGATTCCAGTAAGTCTGTCATAATTTCTCGCTGAGCTTTACCCAAAGGTGCAACCAAGCTGCTCATTATTTTTTCTCTTTTAGCTGATTCAACTAGCGCGGATTTTTCCTTCGCTGCTGTTTCTGCTAAAGTCTTAGCCTTAACGGCTAGTGATTTTGCTTCCGCAATCTGCTTCTCTTTCATGCCAATGACTTTTAAGAGTTTAGCAGTTTCTGACTTCTCATTGAGATAGCTGCCTGCATATTCAGAAGCAAATGCTTCAAATAGCTTGCGGCCAAAGTCGTTTCTACGTGCTGCTTCGATATCTTCTTTCAGCTGTGTCATCTCTTTATTTAGAGACTTGCTAACTGTTTCTGATACAAGAGCTGCACTCTTTGCAAGAAAGTCAGATTTGACTGTTGCAAATTTTGTTTTAGCTTCTTTTACAAGTTTTACCTTGGTTTCAGCTAGGTCTTTTTTATCTTCGTAAAACTCGGATATTTCTGTTGCTAGTGATTCGACCACAAATTCTTCAAGTTGTGCAAATTTAGTTGCCATTGCTTTTTGATCTTCGTGTAATTCGCTTACTTCTTTTCCTAACTGACTAGTAACAAACTTCTGTAGTAGGCTAGCGTTTTCACGCATTGCTACTGCATACTTTGCTTTAGCTTCAGCTAGTTGTTTGCGGTCTTCTGCAAACTCTTGAAGTTCCGAAGCAAGACGCTCTTCTAATAGTTTATCAATTGATTCAACCATTATAGACTTATCATGCTCGTACTTTTTAGCAAATTCCTCACGAAGTTCAGCAGTAGCAGCACGGCGATTTTCTTTAATCTTGCCTTCCCACGCTTCTTCGATTTCGCGGCGCACGTCTTCAGAAACTACATCATTTTCGAAAAGTGTTTTTAGTGCATCCAACATATAATGTTCTCCTTTTATTGGAGTCTACTGATTAGATTAATCAGCGATTCTTTTAAATACTTCTGTGCCTTGGGGTCTTCTTTTGTTGCCTGTGCGATTTGATAAGCCTTCATTCCGCCACGAGCGTTCATTAGATGCTCATATACTGGAGTAGGGTATGCACCAGGGGCGCTAGGCTGAGCCACAACGTCCACGGTGATAATTTCAAAGTCGGAAACCTCGCCACTTCCTTCTAGTACATTACCAGAGCCCCTTGATGAAACACCTAGTTTAACTCCGCTTTCAAGCATTGTTTTAACTAGTTGCCCCATAGGGGTTGGTAACAATTTTAATTTTCCGTAACCATTTGGGCCATCCATCCAGCATTCGCTGATCATATGGCTTACGCGATCCAAATTAATGTTAAGGCCTTCTGGATGATCAACTTCACCGAGAACACTGTATCCTCCTGCTATCTGATCATTGAGAGTTTTGACAGCCCTGCCAATTTCATTTACAGGATACACTCGCTGATTAGCGTTGCGAACACCACCTTGGATCATAATTCCCTTCATATAAAGGTCTTTACCGTCGTTGGCATCCTCAAGCACAATTTGTGCTTGATCGTATGTCAAATGCTCTCGTAAGTTTCTCATTCAAACTTCCTTACTTTGCGCGGCTTTTAACGCCGTTGATTGGACTATCTGCGCCAGCTTTTTCAGGTGAAGCACCTTTCTTTTCAGCGCCATGTCCGCCTGTGCCCTTCATTGAAGTTGCACCTTTAGCACCAGGAACGTTTACGTTACCAGCTGAATCTTCTTTTGGAGAAGTGCCAGCAAAACCTTTATGGTCTCCGGTTTCGTTGTCTTTACCTTGTGCTAAGTTTGATGCAGTGCCGCCCATGTCGTTTTTACCTGCTACAGTTGATTTAGTGTTTGCACCATTGTCACCCATTTTACCAAATGACTGATACTGATCACCGCCTACTTTTTCAACATATTCGCGCATCTGCTCTGTTGCTGACTTAGGAGCGTTTGATTTAGCTGCTTCGTCAACCTCTTCGTCGGTTTCTTCAAAAGCGTAACCTTCTTCAGTTTCGTCTTCTTCTTCACCGTCATCTTCTTCTTCTTCGTCACCGCCCATGTCCATATCCATGTCCATGTCGCCGTGCTCTTCTTCGCCTTCTTCGCCAGCCATTAGCTTGTCAAATTCAGCTTTTAGATCATCAAGGGCGTCTTCAAGATCCATAACACGATCTTCTAATTCTTCTTCTTCGCCTTCGTCGCCCATTTCGCCTTCTTCACCGTCTGGTGCAGGCATTTCAATATCCATTTGCATGTCGTCAGCTGGATCGCCGCCCATTGCTGCCATTGGATCTGCTTCTACTTCAAATTCGTCTAGGTTGAAATCTTCATCTAGTTCTTCATCATCCGACTCATCAACTTCTTCATCATCTGACTCATCAACTTCTTCATCATCTGACTCGTCGACTTCTTCATCATCTGACTCGTCGACTTCTTCATCAGTAGCTTCATCTACTTCTTCGTCTGAAAGATCGTCTTCTAGTAAGTTTTCGTAAATTTCACGTGATTTTTCTACCACGATTTCATGGAAAAGATCTGCTGCGCCTTC